ATTCAGGAGTGATAATCATGGTAGTAGTTAACGCACCTCTAGTTTACTGACGCGGTTTTCGACTTGATTAAGGCGCTGGAACATCTCGCGGTTGGTCGATTTTATGTCCACATGTAAAGTTTCTAGCGACGTGGCAATATGTTCTACAGCGCTGGTGAGACGCACGATGGCAGCGGAAGCCTCCTCATTGCGCCTAGAAAAGCCAAACATCCCCATCGCCGCCACGCTGATGGATGCCCCTAGCGCCGCTGCGAGAATTTCGATCACGGCTCAGGCTGACGATGCCTCTAGTCTACCTGCTCAGAATCCTGCTGTAGTGATGCCATTGCTAAAAAGCTCCACCCCGTCAGTAGGAGCAGGCTCAGGGATAGGATTCCAATCGCTGTACGCATTGTTAAGCCAACGCTGCCTCAATTGCTTCGCGGCTGTTGAAGCCCCATGCAGCAGCAGCAGAGGCATTCCATTCAGTGCGAATAATTGGCTCAATGTAGCCTTCATCGGCAGCAGTCAACGTGCGATCATATCCTTCAGGATATGGCGCATCATCAAAAATAATAAAGTCATTTAGGAGGTTAGTTAAAAATGCAGTCTGTTCTGCACTCGACGGCGCGTTTTGCAAATCGGTAGCGGTGTTAATCAACATTTCAGAAAGAGCAGTGGAGTAATGAATTAACCGGTAATCATGTGCTCGCAAGCAAATCGAGCGCTTGCGAGACCGCTGCCGAAAGACGGCGGTTGAACCCAGTAGGCAAACCGGGATCCTGAACCCGACCCCTCGTTCCAAGCACCGCCTACAAGAAGTGCGCGTGGTGCGTCCGCAAATTCCGTGCCACGTCCGCCTGTATTGGTATTGCTGGTGGCGGTGTAAATGCCAACACGCTCATTTGCCCATACAAGCATTGATCCTACTGCTTGTGCAAGGCCCCATTTGGAAACGTATTGCCAACTGACAGTGCCTGGGTCGCCACCGAGGCTGCTCGCTTCTATTGCGCCAAATGCCGCAGCTTGGAACTCCCAGCTCCACATAAAACGCTTACCGAAACTGTGCGCTACCTCGGCAAAGTTATACCAAGATCCTGGGTTGTTACCACTAACCAGGGAATATGCTGTGCTTCCGTTTCCGCCATAAAAACTAGGGATTAATGCAGGGCTGCTGTTATCAGCAATTGTTAGACCAATCTTGCTGCTTGGTACTGCACTAAATGCAGTCGTTGCATAGCTGGTACTACCGCAAAGGTATATATCACACCAGAAACGACCATCAATGCACGTCATCCCGCGAGGGTCTGGGCATACAGGCCGCCATGTTAAGTCCCATAGGCTAAACTCTAATATTTCAGCAGTGCTAGTCGGGCTGCCGTTGTTAAATGCTGTTGGTCTACCGCTTGGGATGTAATGGTAGCCACCAACAATGCTGCCGCCTGTAGCACCTGCTGGCGCTGTGGTGTAGCTGGCATCACTGACCAGTGCACCTGTTGTTGGGTGCTGCCAGATTGCCATATCAGTGTTATTAGTATGGGCGCCCATCGTCACCGCAGTAGCACTAGCGTAATATTGACCATTCAGCACTGCGCCAGCCGTAACGCTAATAGTGGTAGCAGCAGTTTTTGTAAATAATGGCCCGCGATGCAATGCAGGGCGACGGTTATAAAGAACTGTCCCGCCACCTGCTGCCGTAGCCCAGCTCAAAGTACCGTTGCCGTCGGTGCTTAGTACTTGAGCGGCAGTTCCATCTGTGGCAGGTAGTGTCCATAACACATCTGTAGCAATTGTTGCTGGTGCCTGGAACCCAACATAATTAGTGCCATTTGCAGTCGCTTCACGGAATCGTGCATCAACCTGATTATCTAAAATTACATTGCCGGTTAAGGTGCCGCCTGCTAATGGCAAGTTGTTGGATGCCGTACCAGTTAAAGCCGCTGTAATTGTGCCAGCCGTAAAGTTACCGCTTGCATCCCTTGCGACAATTGCAGATGCAGTATTAGCGCTTGCAGCAGTAGTGGCCGAGTTGCTTACCTTGCCAGCAGTAGCAATAGTTGCAAGTTTGGTATCATCAATGGCCGCAGATGCGTTTATATCAGCATTAAGTATTGTGCCATTTAGCAGCATCGTGCTGGTGACAGTCCCAGTGTCGCCCGTAGTTATTACCGTCCCAGTTGCATCGGGCAGCGTGATCGTGCGATCAGCCGTAGGATCAGTCGCGGCAAGGGTTGTCTCGAATGCGTTCGATGTCGAGCCCTCAAAACTTAAACTACCCGCAGTGCCAATCTCTAAGTTGCCTGTTATTGTGCCGCCAGCAATCGGTAATTTTTCTGTATCAAGTTCTTGAATTGCAAGTTGAACATTAGCGGAAGAGATGCTGCCTGCTGGTGTAAAACTAACATTGCTAGCAACTTGTGCGGTTATCGTTTGCGATACGTCAACTTCAGTCCACGACGTACCATTAGACAGCACAATATCCGGTGGTGTTAGCGCTACCTGTGGCGCATTGCCCGAAGTAATCGTGCCAGCTTCAGATACAACTAAGTAATAACGATTGTTACCTGCGGCTGCAGCCGGTAATGCTTGGCCTACTGTTAAACCAATTGCTGTGCCTTCTGCTGTAACAGAAGCAACTAGCCCGGTGCCACCGCCAGTGCTGCAATCGTAAGTTCCGGCGAATACAATTTCCCCCACGCTTATTCCAATTGGCTGGTAAACATTGCCGTCCCAGAGGAACAAGTCGCGGCTGAGAGGGTTGAAGAAAAATTCTCCAATATGATCAGCAGTTGGTTGTGTATCACCAATCTTAGTAACAGCGTAATTTGCTATTTTTGCGCCTGTGATTGTATTAGCTGCAATACGCGCAATATCAACGCTACCAGTTGTAATCTTACTTGCATCAAGAGCTGGGATGTCACCTGCTACCAATGCAGCGCCTGCGGTAACAACACCTTTGCTATTTACTGTAACTTTTGGATATGCAGTGCCACCTGCAACGTTTGCCTGTGTCGCCAACAGCAATTGGTTGCTGCCATTTAGGCCAAACTCACTACCAATCTTGATGCCGCCTAAATCACTTGTTGTAGCAACAGCAGTAGACAAAATGCCATTGCCATCTATAGCTAATCCGCCGCCAGCGATAACAGCGCCCTTTACTGCGCTTGTAGCAACAGGTAGATCGGCAGCGACTAAAGCAGCAGTGCTAACAATATGGCCTTGTGCGTCATATGTAATGCCGCTGCGTGTGCTAGCACCACCTGCAACTGCATTGCTATGGCTAACAGCGCCACCGCCTGTTAAAGCTAAGCCGCCATTAGCTGGGATTGATACACCACCAACGACAGATGATGTAGCAACTGGTACATCAGCACCAGCAAGAGTTGCGCCAACAGTTACATGGCCTCGGGTATCAACTGTAACCTTGGTATAGGTGCCAGCAGTAGCGCCGGAGACCGCATGTTCAAGGCTGCCGGTCCCTGCATTCCTAACAATTGGACTGGTAGGCGCCACCAGTTGCAGATTGCTAGAGCTAACCGTTACACCACCTGTAGCTGGGATGGTGCTGGTGTCTAATTTGGCGGCAGTGACCGTGCCATTTGTGAGGTTGGTGCCGCTGATGCCGCTGAGGTTTACCTTGGCAACTGGGATTGACGCATTATCAACTAATCCAACGCCTGTTTGGATTAAATTTTTAACTGTAATTCTTTTGGTATCACTGCTAGACAGCGAAAAAATGGGCAGTTCGTCTGCTGCAACTGGTGTCGTAAGTTCGACAAGTTGATGGATCGTTTGGTCAGCCATTACAGTTCCTCCACGAGCCTTACTGTGCCCTCAGTGTTGGGTATTAGCAATAGTCTATCACCGGCAGAGTTAAGGACAAGATCGCTCCAGGTAGTAGTTTGAACCCGCAGAGCAATTTCGCCTGTTGTCACAAACGTAAACCGAGACTCAATGATGTCGCCAGCAGTGCATCCAACCGCCGCTTGCGTAATAATGCCTGTGACTTCATACCATACCGAATCATTAGCAGCATTGGCTCCTTTCCCTTGCCCTTCCCTTAAAATATAAAATCGTGCATCAAAAGTAGCGCCAAATTGTTGGCGTAGAATGAGGTTATGTAAATAAACAGCAACTTCAGTTTCGCCAACACTTGCATAATCAAACTGGCAATCAATAGCGCCACTGCCAGTAATTACTGTGCTGTATTGACTTCTAAAGTCTTCACTAAGGCTGGTAGTATCAACGGCTTCACGATCTGTTGATAATTCAAAACGTATAATATTTGCTAGAATTCTAGATATTGCATTGACGATTTTACAAGTGATACTAATTGATGCAGCAGGAACAGCCAGCCCAACGCGGCCTTCAGGCAAGCCAGCCACTGCATGTTGGTAAGTATCATATAAGCGTATGCCACCTAATTGGTCTACGTTAATAAACCAACTGCCTTTTGTCTGTTGCGTATTAACTACCCACCCGGCTGCGGTTATAAAAGTTAAGACAGTAGCGCCTCCGTCAAGTTCAATAAGATCTCCTGTTATTAAAGCGCCTTGCTTAAAGTCAAAGCTAAACATATCTTTTACGATTTCTACAGCAGCAGGTGCAATAACGCCTGTAATTACTTCTTCGCTGCTACGGCTAAAAGTTACATTACCTGCATTACCTAAATAAACGGTCATTACAGACTTACCTCAGCTAGGACTCCCGTAAATTGGAATTGTACTGTTGCCTGCATTACTTCACCAACAGCACAATTAAGCTCTGCACTGGTTATGATGCAACTGCCTTGTATATACTTAGCGCCCCATCCAAGTCTTATGGTAAGTATATCGTCTTCACCTACGTCGTCAATTTTTATAACCCGTTCTATTAAAGGTTTTGCTGCGTCGTCATAATAAAAAATTGTTGCACTGCCGCTGCTAGTGCGTAACCCTGGTACAAAGGTCCGGTCACTGAGAGAAAGATTTGTAACCTCAAGCGTGTCTACTGTGCTTGAAAAGCTCCAACTGGAGACCTTAGCCACCAAAGTGCCATTATAGGACACAAAGCCATCTTTGCCGCTGTAGTAGGTCATGAGTCAAGCACTCCAATTAGTTTTACCGTAACGGACATGCGCCCAGTTTTCACGCTACTAAATTGCGGTGGTTCCGCATAACGGTATTTTAGCCCAAACGGTGCGGCGCTAAAGCGATTGGATGTACTACCGCTTGAATCATTTACATGAAATGTTTCATTGCCGCTTTTAGGTTTTTGCAATAAATTAAAATAATACAACGTGCCATTACAAGCTAAATAATGATCATGGATCAGAGCCGCATTGGCTTCAGTGATATTGCTATATTCCAAATCCATCGTCTTATCAAATGCTTTATTGCCATATTGCACCCGTGCTTCAACGCCGCTTTGTGAGCGGAAAGTTTTACCCGCAAAATCACCAGGCGACATCGACCGTGCTGTAGGCACAAGGTCTGGGAAATCGGGGCCTGCTGTACTCATTGCTCGTTTTGCACTTCAAATAGGGTTGTATCCATATTTAAATATTTGATCCTGCCATCAGTTTCTAGTGGTACGTGGCTGCCAGTTATTTCCACCATCCCCTCCTCATCATAAGCGATCATCTCTGCCTTATACAATCGGTTATTAACGCTAGAGCTGTATTGCGTAAACACACTATTTGCAAATTCAGGTGTGGTCTTGCCATCAGCGCCAATCACCATTGACCGTTCTTCTACTTGTGTCATGCTAGAACGCCAGAAATATACGGTGTAAGTGCCAGCCGCCATTGGGCTGCTAGATACCACAGTACCGCCCTCAAGCACGTAACCATTCTGGAACCGCTCCACATGCCTTGCTTGGCTTGATACCCGGAAATATTGCCCTGGCTGCAAAGCTAAACCATTTGGTAATGTCTTAAACGATATTGTATGAGTGATATGGTATCGCACATTAATCAAAAGTTTTGCAAACAATATTGCGTGATCAGCACTGGTGCAAAAGCCTGTGAAATCAATGGCTTCAACTTGCGGATTAGGATTAGCTGGGTCAATCCGTTTAACTAAAATATTGCGTGTTTCGGCAAATCCGTTCTCAACTTCATCGCGCATCGTAACTAATATTTGCGGCGCTTTGCGTTGCTCGGCAGGATACCAGCTTACGGTAAGCGAATCTTCAATAATGTTGCCATCAGTAAACAATGCCGATATTACTGGCTTGCGCTCATATGCACCATCTAATGTGTACCCGCTTAAATCCGATCCTTTATTAACTGGGAATGTTGGCTGTAGTGATAACTTGCCACCTAATACTAAAAAGTCTAAAAAGAAATATTGCGCATTCTCATGGCCCCAATCCCTGATATTTACTGGTGCTGCCAACACGCCATCCCAGTAGAAATTATTTGCTAGGCATACCTTGCAGCCTTCTGCGAAGCCGTCCCAGTCCACCATTGTGGTAGGCATTAGATTCGAGTTGCTGATCAAGTGATACACAATTTCTGGGTATAAATTAGATGCACCATAAACAGCAGCAGCATTTACGCCATTAGTCGTAAAATCATCGTTTACTATTTTGCGCACCTTTGATCCTTTTTTGGCGTAATAAGTAAAATTATTGAAACTGCTCCATTCCTTGCCACTGCGCAGTTGCAAGCCGAGTAACGACATGTCTTCATACAGTGGTGCGTATTCAATAGTGCTAGTCGTGTTTGCCTGCTTGTCAAGCTTTAGGTTTTGGCGTTGCTCGTTGATATAAACAATTTGATGTTCCGGGCCGCCTTCATGGCTGCCTTCTTGCCCATCATGCAAATATATATCCGCTACAGCATCAAATTCCTCTGCTACGGCTGCACCGGCTCCAGGTAAGTCAACACTGTTTATTGTCAAAGTGAGCTGTGGGCTCAAATCATTAACAGTAACTTTATCGCCATTTTTGTAATTAGCGCCACCATCGTTTATGCTTACATTGCCTTGGTAAACCGCTTGCTCTGTATAAGCGACATTAATATCTGCTTGTACTCTGCCATTAGCAGGTGCAGGAAAACCTGGCGGCATTAATACGCTATAAGTACCATTGGCATCAGAAGCTAAATACGGCTGCCCATCATCGTTTATATCGAATCCGTCAAAAGCAACTATAGTAACTATTGATGGGAAACTATTTAAATTTGTCCATAGCAGTGGGTACGGCCACCCTTCATTATTATTAGCATCCGTGCCATAGCCAGTGCCGAAATATCCAGTGCCGCCAAGTTTTTGCCCAAACTCTGCAAATGTCAACGCACGTAATGTAAACTGTACATCTACATAGTGCGGCCCTTTAGTAAATCTTACTACTTTAGTATATTCTTGCCCAGAATATTGTGGTATTGGAGCTTGCATAATGCCCATATGTAGCCATCGCGTTGCTAGCCCGACAATGACATTACCAACTGGTGTGGCCGGCGTTAATAACGCAGCAAATAGATTTACAGTTAGTCCCGTGCCGGAGCCGCCAGAAGTTGAAACAGTCTGAATCTCATTAATTATGTTGTTTGTTGTAAATGTTAATGGCGAAATGCCTAATACTCTACCGCCTAGTGGCTTGCCGCCAAAGAACATAACCTCATTCGTAGCCGTATTTTTATCTAATTGCTCAAGGTATCCTTTGAACCCGACATCAAATGACCCTATCGATGTTGAAGTGACATACTGCTCAGCCTTCCCAGTGCGTCCATCTAACACGCAAACAGGATTATTACCAAGCCTGGTGTACGCCAAATATTGACCACCTGAAATTGGTCTAAATCTGATTTCATATTGTTTGTCGCTGTCAGGAAACGCTACTCGAATAAAATTAAACTGATCTACTGGGGTGCGACCTTTAACGCAAAATACACCGCCACCGCCGCGAACCAAGCGTTGCCAAACTGTTTGCCCTTGCTCCTTTATTTCTAATCTAAAAAACGAATACCGCAAGCCATAATCGCTATACGTGCCAACAGTATAATTATTGCCACCGGCTTCTATATCAGCTAGATATGCTTCATCTGGTATAGATGAAAAATTAACCATGCCGCTGAATCGTTTCCATACTTGTGATTTAATGCCGATCTCAACTTGGTTTAATTTTCTAGTTGTAGTAAAATTTCCTATCGCTATTTTACAAACCGTTGGGCCATACGTTGGGTTTACTTTCCCCAATAAAACTTGCACATTAGCATCAGGCGCATAAGTAGGCAAAGGATTGTGTTCTATGATTCCATTGCCAACTAAAAGAACTTTGCCACTTTGCAAGCACTTAAAGGTGTAAATCTTTTTAAGCTTATCGCTCCACAGCTCTTGGGTATTTTCACTTATGCAAACAACTTCTACAGCACCGGCAAGGTAAGTTTCACCTATAACAATTACATCATCGATGGATTGCCTGTATGAGTTTTCTTTTGTTATTACATCTTTATTGCCTCCTACAAGTGGGAAGTCATCAATTGAATTTCCTAGATTTACATGAAATTCTAACGTTTGCCCTTCTACAACTTCAATCTCCTGTGTGCCTTGATCAACTGCAGAACTTCTTAATCCTGTGCGAGCAGCGAATAAGCAAGAATTTTTGCGCCGCTCAACACTTGCTTTATTTGCAGCTATCATACCTTTTTCCCATTCTTTTAGCGCTCCCGCTACATCAGCTCCCGCGCCAGGGTACCAGAACTGAGGGAATGATACACGGACACGCTTGAACGGTAATCGCCATCCTTGCCCATTACGTAGCGGCTCTGATATACCGAATGCCGTCATTGTAGACGGTATCCTGACGCCACTAAATATAGGCTTTAAGTTACCTGCAGTTCGCAGTTCAGCCATAAATACATCAGTTTTATTTCGTGGTTCTAATTCACCTGTTTGCCTATCTGTGTATTGGATGCGGTTAGCTGAATCACCATTCCTAAAATATAAAGCTAATTTACTAACTTGATAGCCACGCAATAAAGTATCGCCAATTCCCATGCCATCTAGATCTGGGATGCTTGCTAATTCGCCGCCATTAGCAAGGAATATTGCTAGAAGTTCCTGTCCGTCGCCTTGGCTTAGTAATTGAGACCACAGCAGCTTTGTTTCTACCCTTACACCGCCATAGCTATTGCGACGATTAGCAAATACCATCTGCATGGATTCGCCAAGCTTTGCAAGCGGTTGTACTGATGTAAAACCATCGACATTGGTGAATCTATTTTCAACATTAACGCTGGCACCTGTTACATCACCGCCGCCTTGCTGTTGCGCTGGATCGGATTGCTTCGGCAGCTTAGGCTTTGGTGCTAGTGCTGAGGCGGCAAAGCTAAGGCCAGCGCCAACTACTGTAGTGACAATGCTAGCTGTTATCGGGTCACACACCACCTCCGGCACTACGTCATAAGCTGGATCGCGCTCAGGCCGGTAATTAGCTACCTCATTTGCGTACCAGTTATATTCTTCAATGGTTAAGCCTAAAGTATCAATTAATTGCTTTTCCCATGGCAATATCGCGCCTCGTATTTGACGGACGGGGACCATACGACCCGGCTGATTTGTGCGCTGCAATGAAGCCATCCGGTGTCGTAGAAAACAGCTAGTCCAAAACTGTCAACAGCTTGCACTAACGCAATAATACCAGTTTCGGCTGGTGTTCCCCATAAGTCTAATTGCTCCTTAAAGATGCTGGTATCACCTGCATGTAAACGCCGATACCAATTGCGGGCTGGTACTGGTGCTTCAATGCCATGCCATCCCAACACCCACCGGCATAAATTAATGCAATCCGTAGCGCCATGCCGCGCTGGTTCAGCACCTAAACGATACGGCAAGCCAATAAGATCAGCCGGATCTGATAGCGCCCGTGGTTGGCAAGGCACCAACGGCTTCACGGCTGATTCGTAAATTAGGCGCTTGTGCACCAATTGCATCGATCGCACTACTTAATTCCATCTCGACCGCTTGTGTATTATACGTTAATCCAGTAGCGATCCAGGTTTCATCACCTAACAGTAAATAGGGCGCATAAATATCACTGAGCTGATATGTTTTGACATTTACCTGCCAGCCGTTATTCACTGCATCTTGCACCCAGTTTAAAGCTAATGGGTTGGCTGGCAGAGTAAGTCGGCTGGATATGTTATCGCCGCTTTTTGTCTTTTGTGCGCCTTGATAATTAAATGGCAATAGCTGATATGTATTGCTTGCAAATGTGATCTGCCCTTCAGAAAAGAAGTTTTGATACCGCGTAATGCCGCCGGCAGTATCAGTAAAAGTAACAAAATTACCAATAACAAATACGCTCATCTTAAACCTACCTGTCTGCGATAGGCCGGCGATTGCTGCAACTTACTGGTAACTTGCGCAGCACCAGCCTTTGCTCCAGCCGCTGCTGCACGTTTTTCTGTTGCCATCATCGCTGCCTGCAACTGGTCAGTGCTGACATAATCCTGCCCTAGGAATCTAGTTGTTTCAAAGCTCATTGATAGTACAGGAGTTGCCGCTACGTCAGCGCCCATTGCATCACTGCTGCTATTACCGCTGCTACTACCGCCTTGGCGTTGATACCGCGCCATTGCTGCTGCCGTAGCATCTGCTGGAACGATAGTGCCTGAGGTGCGTGGCACGAACAACTCAGGGCCTTTTTCGCCGACCAGTGATGCCTTGCCAATTGGTGGATTGCCGCCAGCGGCGAACCCTGGGATGCTCATGCCACCAAAAGCTGTGCCTGTGCCAGCGCTAAAAATAGAACTTGAGGCTGCACCTCCATAAGTACTGCCGCCACCGATGGCACTGCCGCCACCGCCGAACAGTCCGGCTAGTGATTTTGCTATCGCGATTGCAGTGTAAGTAGCAATCATCTTTGTGCCTTCCTGCATTAAAATGTCGCCTATAGATTTAAGGAAGTCAGAGAATACTTGTTGCGCTGTTGTTGTGCCTTCAACTAAACCTTGGATGCCTTTTGTTAATGAATTGCCAACAGCATCGCCAATACCTTGCGATAC